CAATCTTGGATTACCCCAAATGTAGTATCAACAGCACTTACACCTTCTTGACCATACTTTGCAATATCTTTTAATGATGGATATTTGAATGTCATACCAATCTTATCTGTTATCATAACCTCTTTTTTATGGTTAGGTAGTTCCTCAACTTTGATATCCTCTAAGTCAATTTTCACTGGAACTTTTGTTGTCTCATCATCTTGACACAATAGTTCCAATTCAATCTCACTACCAACTGATACAGCTCTTAATTGTAAGAACATATATTCAAGGTCAAAGGTAGGCATTTTTTCTACCCCCTTTACGTTATCACAACAAGATTCAATAAGGTCACACATTGTGTTTGCCATCATATTTGGGTCTTTTGATTCTTGTGCAATCATCAACATCTTTTGTTCTTTTACCAAGAACGGTCTAAATTTCACAGTTTCACCAGTTGATGGAATTTTCATTTCATAACTTGGTGCATTAAGTTTAGGCAAAGCCATAATTTATTCTCCTATATTAATAATTAAAATAATCGCCTCAATACTGGTGGTAATCTTGTTTGTACTTGTCTTAGAACAGTATTTTTCAATATGTCTTGTAAAGTACTATCAAGAGCCGCCTTTTTTGGTTCAGTTGCAATATTTCTCCAATATCTATATGCTAACTCAACCGAAACTTTTTGTATTTGGTTATTACTTCCATGACTGTATGCAAGTGCAGCTACAGTCTTTGGAAATACTTCTTCCAGTTTACAACCATAAGTTCTTTCATCTTGTTCATTCAATTGATATATCTCAACTGAACCAATATATTCTTTATAATAGTTAATATTGTATGTATCTGGATTGTATGTAATCTTTTGCCAGTCCTCAAAGAAATATCTTTCTGCAAGGTCAGAACCACAGTAGAAAGTTGCTTCTACTGGTGCAAAGGTTTGTCCTTGAACTATTTCATGGGGTGGGCCGTATATGTTACCATTCATTTGTGTTCTTAGGTTTCTGCCTGGAATGGAAATAGAATCACAACGAAATGATATTCTTCTTGCAGTTTCACCACTTAATCTTGACAACACATTTGTTGCCATTGCAGCTTCACCAGCACCTTGAAAATCACCACTAGTAACACCAGATGGTAATAGAATAACAACTTCATATCTGTTTGCTTTTGCATAACCATCTCTGGATGCATTATGTTGTAGGAACGCATTTAAAGAACCAAATACTGCACCACCTAAAACATTTGAAAAGTTAAATCTTGACATTAAATCATCTTCCTAGAGTCTGCCCATACTTGTGTATCAGATGCTTTCTTAAACCTTTGTACTGGTAACATAATTGCAGTTAGATTATCCTCTGGTTCTATCTTTAAACACATTGACCTTAAATATCCAAACAAATACCTTTTAATTGTAGGTTTAGTTAATCTACTTCCTTCAACTGCACTCACACTCAATTTGTCTTGACCAGCTGCATCTAATAATCTTGCTCTTAACGCATATGGTAGGTAATGGAAGTTTAATCCATAGAACCCTTTTTCTGCTGGTTTCAAGTACATTATAAGTGGAAATGTATCATAATAAGGTAACTTCTTTGCACCTTTCGGTGAATAGATAAACATATTTAGGTGTTTTGGTGTAGGTTGTTTGTTTAGTTTCCCAGAACGCAAAAGTTCTGCCGTATTCGGAGTACCAAGTTCCTTAATACGATTACGATACCATTGAAATGGTTCTGTTCCAGTTTTTATCTGTGCAGATATTTTATCAAAATAAGTTTCTTCAGCCATTAGAACCAACCCATCGCCATTTTAGTTTCTTCAGGCACCATATCCATATTGAATGGTGGTTGAAAAGTACAATTTGCAATAGACTCTTTTATACCATCAACCAGACCAGCTTTCTGAATATCTTGATTAATTTCATCTGCCATTGGACAAAATGCACTTGTAAGAGTATGTGTTATTTTCACTACAGTATTATCCTCTAATATTTCTATATCATATATCAAACCCAAATGAATAACAGAAATACTAGGCATTTCTGGGTCATAAACTTGTTCTAAGTTTTTGACAACTTGTGCCATGATTTCATTTCTTTTTTTATTCATATAGATATTTATATCATCAATTCTACTTCAGTTAAGATGATGAACTCCATGTCTCTATCTTTACAATATTCAATTGCATTTTTCCACTTTGCATCATTGACAGCCCAAGTACGAACTTCATTAAGGTATTTCTTAGTTTTTCGTGAAGGCATTTTAGGGGGTTTACATTGTGATTTAGGTTTAACTTCAACTACCCATTTTTTAGTTCCTTTTGGTGTTTTTACCTTTACATAAAAGTCTGGGAAGTATCGGTGTATTTTACCATCTAACGGTGAACGGTAAGGAACAAAGAACTCTTCAGAACCCCATTCCAATATCTTTTCATTACGGTCACAATATACCATAAACTTTCTTTCCCACAAACTTCTATAAATAATCTTAGAAGGGTCACCCTTATACTTTTTTGGGTATGTTGGTATATATCTTCCACGGTATGCCATGATTATTCACCTAAATAGTATGTAACTAAGGATATTTATAAAGATGCGAGGATTCCTAAACGAAATCAAAAATGTTGCAATTAATCGTGCAACAAACAGACTCAACAATGTTATTTCAGATGCATTGGGTGGTGGACGTACAACTAATCCAGGCGGCCGTGGTAAAGTTAATAGAAGCAACTATGCAACACTAACACCATTCAAAGGTAAACATATCTCTTATCCAGAAGACTTAGGTTCAAATGACCAAGGACACTATGTTGTATTTCATATTAACGAACAAGCAAATGCAAACGTAAAATTTAGTCAAGGTAGGAATGTAAAGAAAGCATCTAGTTATGGTGGTAACGAACTCAAAGATTTAGATGATGGTGGTATAACTGCTATGGGAGATAATACCACTGTAAGTGTTCCCACAGCTGCAACTAAAAGACTAGAAGCATCTATCGCAATGTATATGCCTGCAACTGTAGGTGTACAACAAGCATCACAATATGGTGAGGTAGAAATAGGTGCGTTTGCAACTATGGCTGCAAACCTCTATAAAAAGAGTGGTGATGAAGGTGTTTTCAATAAAGCATTTGGAAAAGCAGTATTAGAAGAAGCAGGAAGAGCTGCATCTGATACCACTGAAACAGCACTGAAAGCAGCTGCAGAGACACTTGCATCTGGGGCAAAGGGTGCAATTGAACTTGCATCTGGTAAGGTTACAAATAATAGACTTGAAATGGTATTTCAAGGTATTGGTAGACGGTCATTTAGTTACTCATTTAAAATGATGCCTAAATCAGAGGCAGAAGCAAATGCAGTAGACGAAATTGTAAGGATGTTTAGATTTTATATGGCACCAAGTTTTGATGGGGATATTGGGTCATCCAGAACTATGATTGTTCCTGCTACATTTGATATCACATATATGAATATGAATAAAGAAAATAATTATTTAAATAAAATATCTACTTGTGTATTAGAAAGTTGTAATGTAACATATGGTGGAGAAAGAGTACAATTCTTTAGACCAAATGAAGATGGAGCTCCACCAGTTGAAACTAATATAGAATTGCAGTTCAAAGAACTAGAACTTATTACAAGAGAAAAACTTGCGTTAGGATATTAATATGTCATATTTTGATATGTTCCCCAACATTTATTACAGTGCAAAAGGTGATGGTAAGTTTACTATCATGAAAGACCTTCTTGCAAGAGTAAAATTAATCGCAAATGTAAAAGACAACATTTTAGGATTTGATTACTATGATGTAAAAGACGGTGAAACACCAGAGATGATTGCACACAAATATTATGGTGATGTAAATTTACACTGGACTATTTTAGTCGTTAATGATGTTATTGATTACTACGAAGACTGGCCTATGAGTACTCAAAGATTTGAACAGTTTGTTAAAGACAAATATGATAATCCACAAGGTATTCATCACTATGAAATATCTCAAACGTCTGGAGATACAACTGTTACAATTGATGTTGGTATGAATACCACAGAATATCCATCTGCGACTGCAATATCAAACTATCAATATGAAGATAGTCTACAAGAAAAGAAAAGACAAATTAGACTTATAGGAACTCGTTATATTGACAGTTTTGTAAAAGAGTTTGAAAGTAAAATGAAAGAGGCATCCTAATGGTTGCAAAAAGTGAACTACAATTTGCTGGTGAGTTTCTAGTAGAAGAGTGTCAAATTGTTTCCACAACAGGCAAGATATATGATATCAATCCTCTTGTAGAAGAAATCAATGTATTTGAAAATATCTATACAGCTGCAATTAGTGGTGATATTGTAATTAAAGATACCACAAATATTGTACAGAATCTTCCTATTATTGGTGAAGAAAGATTAATACTAAAAATACAAACTCCACAATCAAAACCAGAGCCAGAAACTACAATTGATTATACATTGTCACCATTAATCATATATAAAATTAATACACAATATGGTGAGGGTGAAAACGCACAGATTATTTCTTTACAGTTTGGTTCTGTAGAGGGATTTAGAAATCAAACATCTAGAGTATCACAATCATTTAAAGGTGTACCATCTACAATTGTAGAGAAAATTCTTAGAGATGAAAACTATCTAAGAAGTAAGAAAACATTTTACTTTGAACCAACAGCTAATAATGCAAAGATGATATTTCCAAATATCAGACCATTTAAATGCATTGCACATTTATCAAATATTTCTAATTCACAAGTAAATAATTCATCACCATCATATCTATTTTATGAGACAACAAAAGGATTTCACTTTAGAACATATGATAGTATGTGTAGAGAAGAACCAAAGTTCTTCTTCAAAGAAAATATAGGTTCGCAACTCAATCAAAAGGGTGTGGTAGATGTACAGATGAATCTAGACACTCTGGTAAACTTTCAAAGAGTGTCATCAAAAGATACTGTTAAAAATCTTAATAGTGGTATGATTAGTTCTAAATTAATTACTCATGATGTGTACAATAAAAGAGTTGACTTGTATAAATATGACTACCTAGATAATTTTGATAGGGATATTCATCCAGATAATGGGGAGGCCACTCCAATCATTTCGACTGCAAAAGACCCAGATAATCAGAAATCATTAACAGAACACGAAGACACTAAATTGTTCGTGGTATCGACTGCATCTGGATATTCGTTTGCAGAAGGAACAAATTACCCATACCAGAGTGATAATAAAACTCAAACACTTCAAAGAAAACTTTCAAGAAAACACCAGTTTGAAAACGGTATCATTCTAAATGTAGAAGTAAACGGTCAGACATTTATTCAAGCTGGTGATAAGATTAGTCTAGAAATCGGTGCGACTAGTTCTATCACTGACGATAAAGAAGATAAACAACTAAGTGGTAATTATATTATTACACACCTTAGACACACCTTTACCAAATCACAACAACTTAAACACAAAATTGTTATGCAAGTTGCAAAAGATTCTGGTAAATCTAATCCATTACCAAACTCTGGAATACAACAAAACAATCAGTTGGGGCCAGATAGGAATACTGCAAAGTCTGTTAACGTATCAGCAGGATATTCAGTAGACCAAGGATATGTAGACGGAGTAATATAAAGGAGATAAACGTAACAACAACTTATATCATGTTCAACCATTATTTTAAAGAGGGAATGAAATGACAAGTAAAACAAAACTGAAAATGAAAAAATTTACTAACCTACAAAGACAAGAGAGAAGGATTGAACCCATGAAACCAGACGAACATAAATACATACAAGAGTTGTTACAAAGGATTAATAATGAAAACATTTCACCAAATTCAAGAGGGAGTTTACGACCCCAACATATTTAACGCAATCTTTCTTGCTGGTGGGCCAGGCAGTGGTAAGTCCTACGTTGTAAGGAAGACCACTGGTGGTCTTGGAATGAAGATTGTAAACTCTGACGATATCTATGAAAAAGACCTAGAAAGAGCTGGTCTGGACATTGGTAAACCAGAAGATATCTTTTCAGATAAAGGTCAAGAGATACGTCTACGGTCTAAACAAAAAACCAAAGCAAGACAATCTGGTTGGGTTGATGGTAGACTTGGTATTATCATTGATGGTACTGGAAAAGACGTTACAAAGATTGGTAGACAGAAAGCATTACTAGACCAACTTGGTTATCAGTGTGCAATGATATTTGCAAACACTTCACTAGAAGTTGCACAGATACGAAATAAAGAAAGAGCAAGAACCCTACCAGAGAAATCTGTAGAACAAATGTGGAATGGTGTACAAAAGAATATTGGTGCATTTCAATCACTGTTTGGTTCTAGTCACTTTATTATTGTAGATAACAATGAAGCTGGTGAAGATGTATTCCAGAAAGTATACAAACGTATTCGTAATCTTGTAACTAAGAAACCCACCAAACGACAAGCAAAACAGTGGATTGCAAACGAACTCAAGAAAAAAGATAGACGTTAAAAAGCGAATCACTTTTGTTTTTATAACAAACTTCAAAATATCACATAAAATCTCACCCTCATAAGTCCTTGATTTAT